GTCTAATTGGGTGGTCTCACTATATGCATCATAGTCATTATGGCCACATGCCGTAGGGTCTGTTAATTCCTGTGTTGTACCATCGTCTGAATAACCACCACCTACAGGGTTATAAATTCTCATTCTGGTGAGATTTATCACACCATCAAGTTTAGAGATTTCTTTTTCCAAATCGCCGACGAAAATATCTTCTCCCATCATATGATGCCTTATATCCATATAATCATAGACCATATCAATTATACGTTTCGTCACTTCTGATTTGTCATAACTATTATCAACATAGACGGTAAGTTTAAATTTAAGATTTATTACCTTACCTGATTTTATTTCCACAAAATCATTCAGCATCTTATATTGTTTCAGATATTCCTTCATGTTATCAGCAACGACTTCAGCCAATTCTTTCATTAAATGACCTTCCGAATCAAGACCAAGTGTGTATATTACGACTTTGTTGTTTTCCTCAATACATCCAAATCTGAAAGGTACGCCATACTTGGCAGGAATTTCATTTATTTTTGCCTGATAATCCTTTAACGTCACACATCTATTTTGAGAAGTTGAATTATATTTGAGCATATAACGTATTTCTTCTGCGGTCGGTGCATCCTTGCCCCCATATGAAGGCGTTGTATTAGTAACAGTTATGCTATTCCTTACATTTCTGATTTTATTATTATTGTCAGCATCCTCACAATTCCCGTCTATTTCGATATTCAAACCGACGATACTTGTCAAGGTATCAGTTGCAATATTACTTATCTCACCACCACCGACTTTATAAAGTATATACATAGTATGTCCGATTTTTGGTAACACGCCCATATAGTCATTTGCTGTCATGCGAGACATTTGATATTGTGTAAATTGCTTGGCATTGTCAGGTATATTCCCATATTTATTTTCAAGACCTGCACCAAAAATGACTTTTAACTGCCAATTATCGGTGTATTCAGTAATAAACTTATGTTTAAGTCTCTTCCACTTACCTTTTACACATTTTTTAAGAACGATTTCTTCACCATCTTTTTCATATGCAATTTCTTTCTCCCATATAGGATTATAGAATCTTTTATGAATAACGTCGTTATCGTCTATCATGTCCGAAGTTGCTTCTTCCACTTCATATCCAAACCTATATTGGTCTATTAAGTTATCAACCTCGAAATACCTAATTATATCATTATTTAATTTATCCTTATATTCTTCTTCATCGACAAAAAATTCATTCAATTGCGGGTCAGAGTTAATGTTCGTACCCTCCTTTAATATGATACTATCAATACCTATTACATTAGAATCAGGTATTAATACTTCCATAAAAGGCTTAATATCTTCGCTTGTAATGACCTTTTTGAAAACCTTTGTCTGACAAGACGTAGCGATACCCAACTTTTTATATGTATATGATATTATATTCCCATTTGTATCACGATTAGGAATGATTTGTAAATTCGGATTACCATTCTCATCGAATTGTTCCTTGAAATCAATATCACCATTAAGTTCAAATGTAGTAAGACCATTTGAAAACTTTGTTCCTCGTTTGATATAAGGGCAATATCGTTCATCAGCTTTCATATCACCGTCACCTGCCGTACCTTGTTCATAAATCGGTATATTACAACTTAATTCAACCTCGACCAAGGCAGCTTTCTTGTAAGGTACTTTCAGACCATTAGTTCGAGCGATATCCAACAATGAACTAAATTCCGTAGCGGAATCCAACGATGTCTCCTGTATACTCTTGTCTATATGATAATTAAGATTATCACCGACATCTGATAATATTTCAATTAGCCATGAGCCTATTGACGCATCATCTATATTGTCAAACACATCAGGGTAATATTGTTTTGTTATATTTATTATACCCTGTTTATAATCGTTAAAATTCCTATTTAAGTAAGATAATTTATTTTCTGCCATTGATTCATCAATTAAAGTTTCGTTATTAGTTCATATGTTCTTGTTGAGCCGTCTATTTCAGACAATCTATAACGTATTTTGACACCTAACTCCAAACCGTTGTCCAATTCTGCGACTTCTATGTTTTCTATTTTGCAATCAGGTATCCACATTTTTACCGTTTCTTTTATTTCAGTTACGATATCTCCCCAACTTTGCCCGTCATTCGGTTCAAAAATATACTGTATCAAACTTGTCCCAAAATTAGGTTGTCTAACTCTCTGCCCCTTTGGGGTAAAAACGATATGCATGATTTCTGATTTGACCTTTTCCGCCCTCGTATGATTCAAGTCAAATAGTGTTCTATCTTCTGAAGTGACATTAATTGGAAAACGTATTCCATAATTTTGTATTTTCGCCATTTGTTTAATAAAAAATCTTTAACATAAATATAATGCCGATAGATTTATTTTGCAAGAAAACAAAAAAATATGATACTAAAAAACAGTATCATATCTTCTTTTTCCAAAATCTCTCCGTTATATTGGTTAAGTCAAAACCTTCTTTGTAATGCTCAACCTTATACATTATCTGATTTGTCGTTGTATTGTTCAGACCCCCCGATTTTTCATCATAATGCCCGATTTTAATGAAATCAAAATTTCTGACATCAATAAGTTCTGAAATCTTGTCTCTACCACTGTACCAACCAACCAACAAACCTCTTTCCTCATGCACAAATTTTGCAAATTTGTCAATTTCTTCGGGATTTGAATCACCACCCATGAAACAAACACAAGTTACACCTTTATTTTTGTCAATAAGATTTGATAATTCTTCAAATGTCAATTCAATGCCATTATCTTCCCAAAGAAACTTAGAATGACAACCCTTACATTTACAAGGGCAATTCGTTATGTTAATTGCAATGGTAATCTCATCAGGTATTTCCTCAAAGACTACCATTGCGTTATGATATTTAAGCATCTGTTCCCATTATTTTGTTATTTAACTCATTTATATCGAAAATTCCGACCCATCTCTGTATCTCATTATCATTGTCATCTGTGAGTATCGTTACAGGTATGTTTCTGATATTGTACTTTTCCAAAAGGTCGTCTATCTCGTCGTCATCAATATCATACTTGATTACCTCACATTTGTTGAACTTATCAAGACGTTGGTCTACCATTCGGCAAGGACCACAGGTTTTACTTCCAAATTTTATAACTCTCATTTTAATTATGTTTTTTTTATTAATTATTATGAATAATATCTCATTTTTTCTTCTACCTGACGTGCTTCTGCGAAACATGACACCCTAGACAGATAACCGATTATTCTTGTCAGATAATCTATGTTATGACTTCCACATTTAGGACAGGTGTCAAGGGTATCTTTACTAATGTACCCACAATCATTGCAGACTGAATTCTTGACATTAAATGTGAAATAACTACACCCATTTTGAGAAGCGACTTTAAGTAATTCTCGGTACTGATTGAATGAAAGATGCTCGTTCAAATTCAAATGCGCCGCTTGTCCACCATCAAGATACTTAACAAAATTTTCGCCATGAAGTTTCATCTTGTCCAATATAGATAATGAACTGTCTTCAGGATTAAAGAAATAACTACTGTACATTACATGCTTTGGTGATACGTAATAACCATCCTTTTTGTCCCAATTATAATTCTTATTCGAAAGATTTTCACCTGGTACAAATTCTGTATTATACATACATTCCTTCGTTCTGTCTTTCTTATTAGACTTATTTATTGTTTCAAGTATGACATTTACAAAATAATTATATTCTTCATTCAGATTTGCCTCCAAACCAAGAAATTCCGCAGCATCAGTCAGACCGTTAACACCAACAGTGAGATATTGTTTCTTCAAAGAAATAAAACCTGCACTATAAACATCCAACATATTACTATTATAGAAATCTTTCAATATTTCATTAAATGCCCTTTGATATTTATGCACCCTTTCAGTCAAACTTGTTATCTCATTTGAAATATATTCATAAAGTTTTTCTTTATAAACAGCCTTTTTAACCTCAAACTGTGTACCATCACTGATTTCAACATTTTCAATTTCTTTTGCATACTTTCTTGTCGCATCCTGTATTACACGATTCAAATTTATTGTCATCACACTCTTTGAACCTGTCGCAACAGAAGCAGTTCCCATTGAGAATTGATGTGTAGTATGGTTGTGTTCTTCATCTACGTTGCTGTCTT